CCATGTAACATAACAAAGGATGAATTCATGTATTATTATAAGATGTCTGAGAAGATGACTGATGAGTTGGTTAAGAAGCTGATGGCTCAGGCACCTAGCCAGGCTGCAGCTATTATCCTTGCTGTCTGGGAGCTTAAGGACAAGGCTGAGAAGGTCAGTGAAGATATGATTATCGATCATATCTCTAGCGATCTTGCTCGCTTCTCACCTCGTGCTAAGGGTGCTGAAGTTGTTCCTGGTTTTGTAGCTTACTATCGTGCAATGCTTGGTAAGCTTCCGTCGCATATCATGGAGCAGACCAAGGATAATCTTGGTGGCAAGCCTCGTGGTGGTAAGCGTGCTGGTGCGGATACCATGGTTGATCCTGTCACTGGTGAGACCATCGAGAACGTGTTCAAGCGTGCACCGGTAAAAAACCCTGGCTCACGTAAGACTCGTAAGATTGTCACTGAGGAATTGCTTGGTGATGAGGATGACGGCGAGGTTGGTTTCGAAGAGCCGGAAGATGAACTCGAAGGTGAAGAGGAGAGCACTTAATAAAGTTGGGGCCGGTCCTGAGCATGACTTAAAAAGGCTCATCATTTAAACAAGGAGAAAGTTAATGAAGTATATTCTCGCTGCGATTGCTCTTAGTGCATTTACACTTCCTGCCTTTGCTGAAGCTAGCTTCGATAAGCCAGCTTACGATGCAGCTAAGGCTGAATGGAAGTCTGATTGGGACGCTACCAAAGATGCATGGAAGGCGGATGGTAAGCCTGAACCCAAGCCTACTAAGCCAGTCGATACTAAGCCGCGTAGGGATGATTTTAAGTATTAAGTCCTGTCTGACGAGCCGGTAACGGCGAAACTAGTAAGAGTAATGGGTCGCTCCACTCTTACTAGTCACGGGATCAAGGGTAGGGGCTGGTAACCCCGAGAACATGAGTAGCTTACCAGGCTAAGCATTAAGTATCGGCAGATATGTCCGAGCCTTGGATCCTGATAACATTAGGGAGTATATATGTTTAATGACATAAAAGCATTCCATACAAAGTTCAAACTCGAATATGAAGGTAAGCCTCGGACACTTCCACGTGATCTGAGGAATTTTCGTTTGGACTTCCTGGAAGAAGAGCTAAGCGAATATGCTATAGCCTCTTCACACGGTAATCTTGAAGATCAGCTCGATGCACTAGTCGATCTAGTGTATGTAGCTCTTGGCACAGCATATATGCAAGGCTTCGATTTTGAAGAAGCTTGGCGTCGTGTGCATGAAGCTAACATGAAGAAAGTGCGGGCTGTTGACGTTAAAGACAGTAAGCGCAAGTCCGTATATGATGTTATTAAACCTGAAGGCTGGACTCCTCCAGACCTTAGCGACTTGGTGAAGTGATGATCATGCCATTAAGACCTTGTGAATATTGTGGTGCCATTGTTGGTGAACTACACCATGTTGGATGTAAATATAGATATGCCGAAGCTGTTATGACAAAAGAATATGAAACATATAATCCACCTACAATTACACGTCAAAAAGCTGCCGAGCTCCTAGCTCATACGTCAGAGCTTATTAATGGTGAGCGGGCTCGTGATTACGGCGAGCCACAACAGTCCTTTGAAAAGATTGCTAAACTCTGGTCTATATATCTGCATGCAGAAATTACTGTAACTGATGTAGGTATGATGATGATACTTCTTAAAGTTGCACGTAATGGACGTGGTAAAGATAAAGACGATAACTTTGTTGATATTTGTGGCTATGCCAGTCTTGCTGGCTCAGCTGTTTTTGAAGGTAAAAAGAAATGATGATGGCTAATGAAGCATGGCTCCAGACCATAGGAGATATTCTTCTAGAGGGTAAGCCTGTAGCACCACAGCAATCAACTGGTGCTTCTAATCGTGTGTCATTTGAAATACTAAACCATGCCATGAAATTTGATATGGCACATCCTATTGTTACTATCAAGCCTAATACCTCGTGGCTTTATATGTGTGCTGAAGCATTGTGGGTAATTGAAGGTAGCAATAAGCTTAGCTACAATCTAGAGATAGATCGTATCCAGGGTCCATACTCTGACGATAATGAAACGCTTGCGGGGGCTTATGGCCCTGCTTTTAAGTATCAAAAAGATTGGGTTATTAAAAAGCTTAACCAAGATCGTAATACGCGCCAAGCTGTTATGACTATTTGGCGTCGTAATCCAAAGCCAGCTAAAGATATTCCGTGCACTTGCATGCTTCAGTTTATTATTCGTGATAATAAATTGAATGTGCTTGTGACTATGCGGTCTAGTGATGTAGGCATGGGTCTGCCTTACGACATGCTTACCTTTACTTGCATAGCTGCTGAAATAGCATCTAGTCTACAAGAGTCTACTGAGCTTGGAGTATGTTATATTACTGCAGGTTCTAGGCATATCTATGAAAATCAAATTACGCAGCTTTCTAATTTGTTTGATTCATGCGTTGGTTTTTATAGCCAGCCTGAGCACCAGCCTTGGGCTACTTGGAAGTGGCCTGGTATTAAAGATATAATGCTTCGTATTATCAATATGAAATATGCGGATAGAGCGCATGCTCAATCAATTGCAAGAGACCTTCTACTTAGAGCAGCAGGAGAGCTTTGAGTTCCCTGACTTTCAAGCTATTGAAGTAGGTCCAGTTAAAATAGATACTGGAAATGACTGGCAAGATTTCGGTTTTGCCTTTGTCTTTTTTATTTTTGGAATGATTGGATTGTATATTATTAAGAGGATAAGATGAGACCGACAATTGATGAAACCATGTTGGAGATAGCTAATGTACTCGCTAAAAGAGGAACATGTCTTAAGAAAACAGTTGGTTGTGTTGTCACTGATAGCAATGGCATTATCCTTTCAACTGGGTATAATGGCCAACCGCGCGGAGATGTCCACTGTGCACCGCTCACACCATGCCCTGCTTACCTTGACGCAACTCTATCATGCAAAGCAATTCATGCAGAAGTTAACGCGCTGATGCGTTGTCCTGATATTGAAAAGGCAGCGGTAATTTATATTACTGAAGCGCCTTGTGAGAAATGTCTGTTGATGATTAAAAATACAACTATAAGAACTATAGTATATACTTTTGGTGATAGCTATGTAACTAAAGGTGTATTTTAATGGAACTTCCAGACCTTTCAAGAGTACGTGAATTTGCATTTGACTTTGAAACATGGGATCCATATTTGCAATCGAAAGGACCTGGCTTTGTCTATAAGCGTGCTAAAGTTATTGGAATTGCTGTCTATCTTGACAGCGGGTTTAATAGCTATTTCCCTTTGCGCCACAGCGAAGGAAATGTGGATTATGCGGCATTCAAGCCGTGGTTGGTTGAGCTTTTTAGCGATTCTATTCGTACTTCAATTGCTGCTAATTACAGATACGATGCTGAGTGTCTATGGTCACTAGGCCTAGACAATAGAACCTATCAAGTAGATATTCAGATACTTGAAGCTTTGATTGATGAAGAAAAGCGTAGCTATTCTCTTGCCTCACTTTGTAAAGACTACAATCTTCCTGAGAAAAAGAAAGACCAGATTGAAGAAGCTCTTTATCGTGCCGGCTATGTGATAGGTGGCAAACCAGACTGGTCTAAGTTGTTCAAGCTTCCAGTCTCTTTAGTAGGTGAATATGCAGAGTATGACGCTAAGTCTACTTATGATATTTACCAGCTTCAAAAGAATATCATTATTGAGGAAGAGCTACAGCAGGTAGCTGAGCTAGAATCGCAGCTCATACCTGTGCTGCATTCAATGCGTGTCAATGGCGTGCCTGTTGACATACCTCGTGCTGAAGCAGAAAACAAACGTCTGCTTGAAGAAAATGGAGTAATGCTTGCTGAGATTGAGCAGTACTTTCCAGGTCTTAATGTGTTCTCGCCTACTCAGCTTGGAGTAACTGTTGCTGAACGTGGAATTGTTCCAGAAAAAACTGAGAAAGGTAACGACTCAGTATCAAATGAATTCTTGCTTTCACTTGATGATCCAATCCTTAATACAATTGGTAAGTATAGACAGCAAGAAAAGATTCGTCGTGATTTTATTCAAGGCATGATATTGGAGGATTCTTATGAAGGCAGAGTTCATCCTCAATGGTTCCAAACTAGAGGTTCGTCTTTCATGTCAGGAGATGACACCGGAGGTACTCGTAGTGGAAGAATTGCCTGCTCTAACCCTAACCTCAGCCAGATACCATCTAGACACCCTACTCTTGGGCCCATTGTCCGCTCGCTTTTTATCCCTTATTCGGGTGATAAATGGTTCAAAGGAGATCTTAGTCAGCAAGAGCCAAGAATAAGTTTGCATTATGCATTTCTTTTAAAAATGACTGGTGCTGAAAAAGCACGACAGATTTATCTTGATGATCCTAATACAGACTACCATACTCTGACAATGAATATGGTAAATGCTATTAGCCCTACACCTATTACACGCAAAGAAGCAAAGACTATCAACCTTGGTGTTGCGTATGGCATGGGACAAAAGAAACTAGCCGATAGCCTGGGGCTTAGCTTACCTAAAGCCAAGATGCTATTGTCCACATATGATGAAGGTTTCCCCTTCATGAAAGAGCTGATGCGTTATTGTATGGACGTAGCAGATCAGCGTGGATTTGTTAAGACAGTACTTGGCAGACGCCGTCGCTTTGATATGTGGGAGCCACCATATTTCCGTAGAGGTATGTTCCCTGTTAAAGGTAAAGCAGAAGCTATTGCTAAGTATGGTAGCGTACACAAAGCACATCTTCACAAAGCAATGAATAGTATTATTCAAGGCACTGCAGCCGAGCAGATTAAGAAAGCTATGATTGAAATTCATAGCCAAAATATTCCTATGCTTATTACGTTGTACGATGAACTTGGTGCGTCTATTCAGAGTGGACAGCAAGCAGTAATGATTAAAGAGATTACTGAAAACGCTATTCAGTTTACTGTACCACAGGTTATGGAATATAAAGTCATGAATTCATGGGGTGGAGTATGACTGATACATCTGATTGGTTTAAAAGTTTTAAACCATTCTTAGAAAGAGTAATGAAACTTAAAGTTAAAATGCTTGAAAAAAATTTATCTCAAGCTAAAGCTACTTGTGTACCTCCTTGTTCTGGATTTATACATGCAACTATAGCTCCTAGTAACAATCATATTTGGGCTGGTTGTAAAAAATGTGGTAGGAGTCTTATAGAATGACAGCTAACCTAGTATGGCTTAAAAGTAAACGTCAAAAGTGCGAGCTTCAAGTCTGGCGCTTTGATCCAAGTAAGGCTTTGAAAAAGCGAATAGATATTGTTAGACAAATAACTATAACAGATTACGAAGCTGATATACTGCCGCTTAAAGCTTTGGAGGATATTTATGGATCTGTCTATCAGTCAGATACCGTTGAATGAAGACGAAGTGCCTATGGACGAGAAAGATGTAGAACTTATATGGCAAGACTATGCTAAGGCAGCTGGGCTATATGCTATACACGTAGAAAACATAGGTACGCCTATGCCTGACACTATTCTAGTCTGGAAAGGTCTTACCTTTTATCATGAAGTAAAGATGCGCCGTGGTAATCTGATCTATTTTCAGCATTATCAATGGGCAAATCTAATTAAGATGCGTCATTTCCTTCATCCATGGCAGCTTAACGTTATAGCCTGGCGAGATGATGTCTTTTCATTATATAGCATAGACCAGGTCAAAGAGACTGGCGTAGAGACTGCTGGTCGTGGCAAAGTTAAAGCTAACATTGCTATGCTAGAACCTATCATTACAGTATCTAATGCCTATGAGTTCGATCTTTATCTTGAGTATGTTCGTTCCAAAGCTTGGAAAAAGAAAACATGAAGCTATGCCCAATTGGCATATGTGGTATGCGAAATTGGCAGTTTACAAGGCGCTTTAAAGGCGCTATAATATTCTTGTAAATATAAATAGGTTTCACATGAAACATATTCATGAACTAAGTGATAAAGAAACTGAAGAGCTACTCAATAAAGTAGCTGAAGATTTAAAACTTTTTATGCTTATGATTGAGTTTAAGTATGGAATATGTACTTCTTGTATGCATAATCTAGTGTCGTCTATGTGCGAAGCGTATCTAGAAAGAATTAACCCAGGAGATAATGAGAATGCAGTCAAACACTGATTTAAATCTAGACGATGTATTCCTTGATGCTGAAGAGGCGTTAAAGGCAATACCGTCAGATGAAAAGTTAGCTGGATTATCTAAGCTAGCCCATGAACAACATGCTCTTGAGCAAGATATTGCTCAGATCGAAGCTATACTTGCAGATAAGAAAAAGCTGTATAACGAAATCTCTGAGCTTAAGCTACCCGAGCTTATGGATGAACTTGGCATTGATCAGTTTAATCTTGCTAATGGTATTAAAGTAAAAGTGAGTCCTTTTTATAGCGGAAAGATTACAGATCAGGCTGCCTATAAGTGGCTTGAAGAAAACGGTGAAGCAGATATTATTAAGGGAGAAGTTAACGTTCCCTTTCCTAAAGGCTTTGATAAACAGAAATTGCGTCTGTTTGTTAAAGTAGCTGAAGAGCTTGGCCTTGCTGCAAATATTGGTGAGCAAGTTCATCCGTCTACGCTTCGTGCCTGGATCAAAGATATGATTCAATCTGGTCAACAGTTTCCACGTGAACTCTTTAATGTTTACGTTGGAAAACGTGCAAAGTTGTCACTTAAATAGGAAATCAAAATGAACAAAGAAGTAGCACTTGAGCAACCCGGTGCCCTAGCGCCTATGCCATTTTCTGTTGAAGATATGGCTGCAGATGCTGGTCTTGGTGGTAAAGTAGGTCTTACAGATATTGCAGTTCCTTATCTGTACATTCTGCAGACCAATAGTCCACAATGTAATCCCGATCATGCAAAGTATGTTGAAAATGCAAAATCTGGTATGCTATATCTATCAAATCTTGAAAAGATATTCGATGGACGCACTACTGGTCTTGTTATTGTGCCTTGCTATTATGAACGTCTTGTCACCGAATGGCTACCTCGGTCTTCTGGAGGTGGTCTTGTTGCTTCTCATGATCCCGAATCCGACATTCTTAAGCAAGTAAAGTCTGTTGAGTCTGAAGGCAAGACTATTCAAGTCCTTCCCGACGGTCATCAGGTAATTGACACAGCTTATCATTATGTGTTAGCCCAAGACCCAGAGTCGAAGGTCTGGTATCAGGCAATTATGCCTTTGAAGAGCACTGCTTTGAAGGCAAGTAGGCGTATGAACTCGACTATCAGCACTACTAATATTCCTGGTACTGATAAGCGTGCGCCTCGCTTCCTTTTCAAGTGGAAAATGTTGTCTGTTAAAGAGCAGAAGGATGACTATGTTTGGTCGTCACCGAAGCTTGAGCAGCTCGACATGGTTACAGCTGATGTGTATCGTGCAGCTAAAGACTATGCTCTTGTTGCAGCTAAAGGCTTGCTGCGTCGTGTTGCTGCTGAAGCTGAAATGGAAGAAGGTGCTGGGCCAGTCAAGCAGTCACGCACTATCAATCCTGACGATGAAGTTCCGTTCTAAGAATCTGAGTACTACGTTTATAGCCTCCTGGGCGTAGTGCTTAGTAGGAGGCAGTTGTTAGCCGCGGCTGCCTCCGTCTAAACACTAAGAGGATAATATGCCAAAGAATAAATTGTATCCTGATGAAGTAATCGCTATTAGACTTAGCGCACTTCCCAACAAGTATCTGGCCTATAAATATCAAGTGTCTGTAACAGCTATTATTGATATTAAGCTTGGTCGCACTTGGCCAAATGTTGGTGTCAATACTGGACCTTATAACGGACGTAACCGTAAGCTAGAAGCTAAAAGGATTGATTACTAATGACCGATTGGTTAGCAAGAGCAATGCCATGACTAACGATCTCGAAGAGATCAAGCGCCGTATGGTAAGCGCACAGCAAATTGTCGATAGGATGAACTACGACATGGCTGTTCGCGGTCAGCATCCAAACACGTCCTCAGAATTGAAGGCGTGGAAGCGGGTTTTAGAAGGGTTGCGGCTTGAGTATGAAGCCGCTCGCATTCTCTCACAACTGGAGAACAGCAAGTGACAGAACTATTTAAGCACCAAAAAGAAGTGCTTAACAATTCTGATTTTAAAAGAAACTGGGCTCTTTTTATGGAGGCTGGCACAGGCAAGACTCTAGTCTCTATACGAACTGCTGAATATTGGTTTACAAATGGTGATATTGAAGTAGTAATTGTCATTTGTCCTAAGTCTCTTATAGGCACTTGGGCCGAGATTGAATTGCCTAAGCATAGTGAAGTGCAGTTTAACACTTATAAGTGGAATCCTTCTAAAGTAGATAAGCAAAGCTTCATTAAAAAATTAAAAGATAAGTCTAAGCTATTTTACTTTATCATGAACCATGATGCATTTGTTAGTGAAAAGCTTCAACCATTTTTAAGTGCAATCAAAAGCCATAGAAACTTTGGAATTATTTATGATGAAAGCACAGCTATTAAGAACTTCAAAGCAGACCGTACGCAAAATGCAATTGATCTTGGAAAATATGCCCAATTCCGGCGTATTCTTAGTGGGACCCCTATTGTACAGTCTCCTTTGGATGTGTTTAGTCAAACTGAATTCTTAAGCAAAGGTGCTTTAGGTTTTAAAAACTTTTATGGTTTCAAGACTAGGTATGCTATTATAAAGCAAGCCAAGTTTGGTACACGTTCTTTTGAAGTTATTGAAGGTTATCGTGATCTTGATGATTTGCGTCGTAAACTAGATGTTTTTTCATCTTTTGTAAAACTTGAAGATTGCATAGACCTTCCTGAACAAGTATTTAAACAGATTCATATTGAGCTTACATATGAACAAAAAGTAGCTTATGAAGAGCTACGTGATAAAGCACTTCTTTATATAGAAGAACATGAAATTAGTGTGGTAAACGCTCTTTCAATGATTGTGCGTCTTAATCAAATATTATCAGGCCAGCTTAAACTTCCCGATGGAAACTATGCTATTATTAAAAATAATCGTATAGATACAGTTAAAGAATTAGTTGAAAATGAATCTAATAAAGTTATTGTCTGGTCTAATTTTGTAGGTGTTTCTAGAGAATTAGAAAAAGCTTTAAATAAGAATGCGTTATTGATAGCTTCTGAGCACAGTGCCCAAGAACGTCAAAGTCGTCTTGAAAAATGGCGCAATTCAGATATACAATGCTTAATCCTTTCCCCAGCTTCATCAGGACATGGACTCACCCTTACGGAAGCAAAAAGCGCCATATTTGTTAATCATTCTTACAATTTAGAATACAGACTTCAAGCACTAAGAAGAAATTATCGTATTGGTCAAGATCAAAAAACTGTTATCTTGGATTTTTTAACTCCCAATACGATTGAAGAAAAGATACTAGCAGCTTTAGATTCTAAAAAAGATATAGCTGAAAAAGTAACTTCTAAAACTGGTATACGTGAGCTTTTATCATGATAATTGAAAAGGAGTACATGGGAGAGCTATTTCGCTACGATACCGAAGTGGGAGCTCTTTGGCGAAAATGGCCAAATGGTAATTGGGTTCCTACAGCTCAAGCACATAGATATAAAGGAAAAATAAGGTATCCTTCTGTTGTAAGTTTAAGTTATACAGTTGATAAAAAACCACTGTTTTCAATACACGCCCACAGGTTAGTATGGATATTAGCTAATGGTGAAATAAAACCAGGTTATATTATAGATCATATAAATGGTATTGAAAATGACTATAGACTTGTTAATTTAAGAGAAATTTCTGATCAAGAAAATAAAAAGAATAGAGCTATTAGTAAAAAAAGCAAAACTAATAAAACTGGAGTAATTGGTATACGTAAACGAAATAATTGGTGGTATGCTCAAATAGGCGTAAATAATGAAGTTATTTTTCTAGGTAAATTTAAATCAAAGAAAGAAGCTGCAAGGGCTCGATTTGCTGCAGAATTAGAGCACGGTTTTCATATAAATCATGGTCGTAAATCCATTAAGTAATGCAATATTGGCATAACAGATATGCGCAATTGGCTGTTTACTTGCAATACAAAAGATGCTATAATATATTTGTTAAGTGGATGGAAGTGTTTATGAATATATTTTATCTAGACCCACAACCTAGGCTCTGTGCTCAATATCATTGTGACAAGCATGTTGTCAAAATGATACTTGAATACGCACAACTGCTTTCAACAGCTCATCGTATTGCTTAACCTAATAATGTTAATTGGCAAGATAATGTGGGCCTATATAAAGCCACGCATGTCAATCATCCGTGTGCTATTTGGACACGATCAAATACAAGTAATTATCGTTGGCTTGTTGATTTGCTTTATTCTCTCTGTAATGAATTTCATATTCGATATGGCCATTGGCATAAATGTACAGTTATGCTTGATGTATTATGCTGTGAGCCACTTATTTCATGTGCAAAATTTATAATACCTCCACAATGTATGCCTGACAATTGTAAGCATGAAAATACTGTTCAAGCTTACCGTAACTATTACATGCAACAAAAACGAGCAATTGCTCATTGGAAAACTAAAACGCCGGAGTGGTTTATATGAAGCGAAAGGATATCGAGCAAATCAAAGCTTGTGCTGCTCGTGCTGGAGTGTCTATTAAAATGATAGATTACAACGGTAAGCATTATAGGGTAAGAATTCGGGGGAACAAAGCAGGCGTAGTGTTTGTAAGTGTTAGTCCTTCAGATATTAGAGCTTATCAAAACGTTGTAACTGATATGAGGAGAGTTACCAGATGAATGACGACCTTGTTATGCTGCTATTTAGAATTGGAATCATTGTGCTTCCAAGTGCAGCTTTTGCCTTTGCTATAGGCTATATGAAGGGATATAGTAAAGGGGCTAAGCATATAGCGAATATGCAATTTACGCAATTTGAATCAGACCTTCAGCATGAGACTATTGTCACTATGCCTGAAGCTGCACCTGTAAAGCTGACAACTCGTAAGCGGAGAGCTGAAAATGAACTTACTTAACTTTATGGAGACATTCTCTGAACGTATTAATGAACAGAGAAAGTATCTACATGAAATGTTTAATAGTCTACTTCTTGAAGTAGATTATGATATTGGCGCATGTAGAGCAGACATTTTAAAGCTTGAGCAACGCAAGCAAGAACTTGAAAACGAATGGCGTGAGACTGATACTGCTTTGGCAAATTTGATCAGTCCTCCTGTTCCTGAAGAAGCTCCTAAGCCTGCTGAACTTAAGGTAGTAGCGAAATCATGAAGCATAAACTAGCCGAAATTATAGCAATGTGGAACGCTAATCATTCTAGCGCAGAAATAGCTGCTAAGTATGGCGTTACGCGTAATGTCATTGTTGGCTTAATGAAGCGAGCACGTGACAGAGGAGAAGACGTAATTAAAAAGCAAGCTGCCACTGGTGGCAGACGCAAAAAGGTTGTAAAACCTAAGCCTACGGTACCAGAACTTTCAAACAAGGCTAAAGTACTACCATTTAGAGCTAAGTTTGTACCAAAAACAGTTGTTCCAGGTCATGTGCTTATTACTGACCTAGAGTATCAGCAGTGTAAGTATCCAGAGCGTACAAATAAAGAAGGTCAGCACTTATTTTGTGCTAGGCCTACAAATGACAATCGTGTCTATTGTGAAAAGCATCATAAATTATGCTATGATGCAGCACGTTCTAAACCTACTATACAATCAAGAGCAAATTTGCGTAACTATCGTTAATAACGTCTACCTTTAGGCTGGAACTTGCGACCCGTAATGGTTAACCGTTGCGGGTCGTTTACTACATAATTATATACGGGATCGCGATTATATAAATTATACAGTGAAGCTTCAACATCTTTAAACTTATTGCCGCCCAAAGCTTCCAGCTGATTCTGAAGAATCATCTGCTTATTATAAGCTTCCATAACCTGCTGTGTAGTTTCATTTGTCAATGGTGTTTCATTAACAAATTTATCAAGCTTAGCTATTTCAGAGCGTAAATCATTTGACCTAGACTCTAGAGTCTTATTTCCAGACAGTTGTTCAAATAAATCATAAGAGTCACGTCTACGCTGACGTCCATCAGCATAGCTAGAAAACCACTTCTGGCCTGGAAGACCTAGGTCCTTCAATATAGCAGCATGTTCAGGTGCATACTGATCACCTAATATAGGCACTAGGCTCTTGTAAGGTACATGGTATTTATCGTCAATTACTTTTTTACGAATTTGGTCTCTGTAACCTTGAGTACCTTTACGTAAATAGTCAGTATTAGCCAACCGATCAACAGGCATATTCTTAAGCCACTCATCAACAGCTGATATGACTTTATCATCCTGATAGGTTATAGGCATATGCATATGGAGAAAGTCTTCTGGAGCCATGTCTCCATAGACATCGTAAATATAACCACCAGGCTGCTTAATAGTAGCTCCTTTGCCTTTAAAGGAATTCAGGAAGGATAGAATCTCTTCATCCATACCTTTGACAGCTTCAACACCGTCATCAGATTCCATGAATAAAGTATCTATAGACTGTCTACCAATTACATTATCAATAAGCTTTGCTACTTCTGAATCAGGCAATTCAATAGTATCTGCTCCAGAATTTAGTCCCTGAAAGGCAGTAGCTACACGTGCAGTCTCTTCTTGAAGCTGTTCTACTGATTCAAACTTGTTTTTAAGTTTTTCAATAGATTTATCTGCTGGTCCACCATACGCTACTGTATTATACTCTTTACGCAATTCAGTAAATAGTTCATCCAGATCTTTGTTTCCAATACTTACTTTAGCTTCAGAAGGCCCCATAGCAGCATAATATTGAGCAATCTCTTCAGCTGTAGGATCAGTTAAATAAGTACCAGCCCCTTCATAGTTAGTGCCTTCACCGCTTAGCGCTTTGCTATTGTCAAATTTACCTAAGGCATGATTACCTTCAGATTTAAATTTGTGCTGAGAGCCATGGACAAAGGGCATTTCTTTAACGCCACTAGGTCCTGGTACAAATGAAGCCAGAATACCAGCAAGTCCAATGCCAGTCTCCCAAGGATTCATGTTCTGAACACCACTACTAATAGTGGCGCTAGACTCTAGAGCCTCCTGTATCTCGGCGCCAGGAGTAAACTGCGCAGCCAAGGTCCCAGCTTCAATAAGCGGAGCCTGATGAGGCCCAAGTAGAAAGTTGCCCAGCTCATTCAGTTCATCGGTCCAGGTCTTTTTCTTCCGAGTTTTAGGCTCTGACTTCAGCCCCGCTATAGTAGGGGGCAAAGGCCCTGGCTTCAATTCAGCCATTTAACGCTCCCGCTGCTCGAGTCTTTCTTGTACTGCAGGCGCAAGGCCAAGCTTGCCATACGTAAGGTCCGAACCCGTCAAAGCCTTAGTAGCCTTCTTAAGCTTCCTCTTAGCGGCTCCAGACATCTGTGCGGTTTTGCCAACTGTACGAGGACTAGCTAGAAGAGCAACTGGTGCCAAAGCAGCAGCAAGCATAGGACTAACAAGTGCGCCACCGCCAACCAAACTAGCCACAATGGCTGCATCTTTAGCTTTATCAAATACGCCAATCTGAGGTAGCCAATCTTTTGTAGCATGGCCTGCACTGTATGCTGCGCCTCTAGTCTTAAGCATTTCAACTAGATCATTGAAGGCAGGATCGGTTTCTGCTCCAGCCTTTCTGACAGCTTCATGTACATTTTTAACATGCATACCGCCAACAGACTTTTCAGCCGCAACAGGTATTTTCGTATTTTCAAGATAAGCGGCCAGATCGTCAAGGTTCGAACGATTAAACTTAGTAGCATCAATCTTAGTGTCGTAAGCCGAATTGATGAGTCTATCAATCATAACTTTGTCACTAGAATCTAGGGCCTTGTGTCCAGAGGAAGTAGTAGTGCGATTGAATACATCCAGGAGAGCCTCCTCCACCTGTCCTATGTCCTTGGCCGGTTTGCCCTCGAGCTTAGCACGAGTTTTATCAATGGCTTCAATTAGAGCCACGGGAGGACGATTGCTCCTGACGTCAGAAATTGCTTTAGAGCCTAGTGCTGACTCCGAGGCGATCTTATGAGTGTCACTGAGAGCTTTATAAGGTGTTCTTGACATCAAAGACGCCAAAAGGCCAAGAGGTTTTGGAATAGCATGCTTAAATGTGGCCTCTGCTCCCGAGGCTATACCACCGCCTAGAAGTGCCTGCTCACCAATATTACCTTCACCACTTACTGCAGCTTCTAGACCTGCAAGGCTAGCACCTTCAGCTCCAGTAATACCAAGCTTAGCTAAAGCCTTCATAAGTCCCTGACCAGCTGGCTTTAGAGCCTGGGCCCCAGCACCCACTGCTCTGGTTACAGGCGAAGCAACCATGCCGCCAATTTCAGCTATAGTACCAGGAGCACCCGCTCTTAATCTAGCCAACCTGGTTTTCTCTTGCTCATCTTCTCCAAGCAAGCGATCAAGGCCACCATAGCTAGCACCTGAAGCACCAACACGAGCCAAGTCATCTGCTGCTTGACCTGCTTGCTGATACCATGGTAATTTATTGAATTCCTGCATAAGTCGAGCACGTTCGATTTCGGAAGGATCGGCATCTGGTCCACGTTGGCCTCCAACAGCTTCTAATTCACGAGCAACACTATTAGGATTACGGCTACGCTTTGCAAGCAAAGGATTAGCAATGTCGGCTTTAGTCTTGCGCCTAGCTACCAGTGCATTCTCAGCCATATTACTGCCCCGTATACTTCAAATGTGCATCGACACCATACAGTTCGTCAAATGCAGCACGCATCTCTGGCGTAGGTTCTTTGCGCAGATTTTCAATGTCTTCAGCATAATCAGAATTACGTTGCTGGATCTTAGAATAAAGGTCCTTGACTTTACTAAGATTGCTTGCAAAGTTAGCATCTGTAGGATCAAGTGATCCAAGAACAGCCTGCAGCATTTCGAGTTCCTGCACAGCAACCTGGCCTAGTGCACCACCTGTTGGTGAAGCATTGCGCATTTCCTGCAAACGATCAAAACCAATATTAGCCTTAACCGTATTGATAGCATTATAAATTGCACGAGCATTACCAGTATATTCAGAATCACCAATAAAGGAAGACACCCAAGATCCTGCGCCAGTGGCAGGTAAAAAGTCTGCATTCTCTGGCTTCATAGCTACTTCAGCGTCATTGATAGCATCTAGGACCGAGTCACCAGTAGTCTCTCTGCCCTGCGCTGTAGTAATGGACTTTTCAGCTGTGCCTGCGGTTTCAATACGACCCTTGATCTGAGCTTCTTTTTCTTTCTGTGCAGCTGTAGTCTGGGCCGCCTGCGCAGTAATTGTATTGTTACGATCATCAACAATCTTCTGATACACTTCAGCAGCAGCCTGCATAGCAAGATTTTTGTCAGGTTGCTTACCAGATTGCACAGCAGATGAAAGTGCTGATCTGAAAGCAGCTGACAACAGTGAAGCTTCTGTGCTATTCAAAGCAGGATCATTGAATACTCTCTGCCAAGCAGCAAATTCAGGATTTTGCTGTGTAGAAGGAACAGGTACTGCCTGACTTGTAGCAGGATCAATAGGCTCACGCTGAGCAGGTCCTGGCTGAGGTGGCGTGCCAGTAGTATTAAGCTCCTCACCAGTTTTCATAAAGAAGTCTTCGGCAATAAGCTTCGCATTCAAAGCGTTGCCTTCAGCAACAGCTTTGTCATGGGCTCTTTGTGCTTCTTCCTTCTGGATTTCAAAAGCCTGGCGATCTTCCTGCATACCCATTTCATGCTGACGACCAGACAACATATTCTGATCTTGACGTGCCCAGCCTTCACGAGTAAGACCAGCGTTAAAGTCACGATCTTCAAGCTGATAGCCACGAGCACGTTCTGCACGCTTGCTTTCAAAGGTGTCAGTAATGCTACCCTTGATATAATGCTCAACCATATTAGGATCAGCACGTAGCATTTCGGCAAGGTCTGGATTTGACAATTCTACCTTATCGGCAAGTCTATCAGCCATCTCTTTCTTTTTGGCAAATTCAGCCGCAGCCGCCTTTTCTTCAGCAGCCTGCTGCTGGTAACGTGCCAATAGAGCAATGCCTGTCTGAGGAGCGTTTGGATTTTCAACAGCTTGCATCTGCTGAGCAGCGGCCATCAACCGCACTCCAAAAGGCACGCCTCCATAATTCAACTTCTCAAACAGGCTCATTGCTGTTCTCCTTAATAGTAACCACCCTTAGAAGTAGGGTCTTGAGGCACACGATCTTGATACTTAGTTACTGATCCATTTTTACCAACTGTCTGATTAGCACCAGCGCTACCTCTTGGATCCCAATTCATGCTCTGAAAAGGGTCCGATCTAATGCTACTAAGCGGATCATATGGCTGATTAACCCAATTACCCATGCGATTCTGAGCAGCTTGTGTCATCATACTTACATATTGATCATAGGTCAAATTACCCTGAGGGCCATACCCAGTCTGAGGTGCTCCAGGTGGCTTAACAGCAGGTGTTTGAGTAGGAGGTGGCAAAGCAACAGGTGCAGTAATACGTGGCACTACTGTTCCGACTTGCCCCATAGGGCCACCTTTACCGCCTGCAAACAATGCTGCAAGTGGGTCTTTAGGCTTTCTGTCACTAAAAGTACTATTACCTGGATTCCAACCTGAACCAAAGCCCGCAACATTTTGGCCTTGAGCATTAGTTAATTGTCTACCAGAACTATCATATGAAGAACGCTGGCCAGGTTCCTGATAAGAACCCATTCCAAGAGAGCCACTACCTGACCAATCACCAGGCTTAGAAGATGAACCATCTGCATTAATAGCCATTTACATGCCTCCTATCAACATTTTGATTTTACCAAACAACTTCATGAAGTCTGGATCTATATTAACTCCCATGCCAGTACTCTGCATAGGGTTAGCTTTACTAGCATACATACCTTTTATTGCACCCATCAAATCAAGAGGATTACCCGGTGCTGGAACCTTTGACATAGGATCCATAGCCGTGCCACCATCAGCAATAGGCAGATTTCTATCATCCTGAACATTAAAGTTCATAGGAGCTGCCCCAGATTGTGGAGACACATTCATACCACCTTCCTTAGCTATTCGAAGAGCTACATCAGGAGGTATGCCCATTTGCTGAGCTAAGTATATAATATCTTGCTGAAATTTGTCCATTTGCATCACCAAGGAAGAAGTGAACCAACTGCACCAACGCCACCCAGAATCTTTTCCCAGGTACTGGAATCAGTCTTACTCTTGCCAGCATTACCAATGTCAAGAGACAGTGACTTAATAAACGCATCCAGACCTTCATCTGGCGAACCTGTCCAACCCTCGTACTGGCCTTTGGCAGCATCAATAATAGACTGCATCATTTTCTGCTGAATTGAACCAGCGGCAAGCTGATTCTGAGCCAGCTGATTACCCATACCAAAACCCATATTAGCGAGATTGCCAAGTCCAGAAAGGCCTGTGCTTACACCTTGTGAACCAAGGTTAGAAAGGCCAGACGCACCTGCCTGAGACATGCCATAGCGCATATTCTGATTACTCTGATCAGCCTGCAACTTACGAGCCATATCCTGTTGAGCCATAGTTTGAGCATTGCCAAAATTAGCACTGTTCAAAGATGCTAGAGTCTGAGCTCTAATATCATCATAGTTACGAGTATTTTCAGACTGCTGAACCTGCATACGATCACCGCCAAAGGCACGAGCTGCCATGGCTTGATCACGTACGCCCTGATCTGAAATATTCTGCTGACGACGAAGTTCATTCATCGTAGCATCGGTAACTTGTGTCTGGAACGGATTCATATAAGGTGACAAATCCGTATTACCGAGTGTCTGTGTGGACACGTCTGAAGGTGTCATACCTCCAAACTGACTGAACAGACCACCTGCCTGACCAGTGTAGCCAGCTCCCTGATTAAGAGCTGTGCTAGTGCCAGTCAAAGCTTCTCCAAAAGCGCCAGCTGATTGAGTAGAAACAGGCTGACCAGTGTAATTAGTAGGACCCTTGCTCATTAGTCATCTCCTCCACCAGCACCTAGCCATCCAGAACCTTTAAGACCATTAATAATACCCGCTAGGCCACCTGTGTTGGTAAAGCCACCACGACTCATACCACTGATAATATCACCTACATTCTGTGGTAGACCTTTTCCACCAGGCAAGCCATTAGTATCACCTCCGCCTGAGCTTCCTCCACCACCAGAACCGGTACCAGGAGTACCCGTGCCACCACCTGCAGGAGGCGTGACTGGCGGAGGGGTCGTTCCTCCTCCACCCGGTGCCCCAGTCTGAGGATTAATACTAAAAGACTGAAGATAATTATAAATACCAGGATATTTAGCCTTAAGAGCATTCTGAGCTTCCTCAAAAGCTGGAAAACCTGAATAACCTTTTACACCACCTGCAAAAGTCTGAGCTTGTGGAAGATATGACATAGACGCAGCGCCCCCAGCCGGCATACCAAATGCCGAGGACATAGCATCAAATCCTTGAATACCAGCCATAGTATTCGGATCCATAGCAGCCACGTCTGGGCCCATATAAGGCACATAACCAAGCTGAGAACGCTTCTGGCCAAGAGCAATAATCTGCTTGGCTGCGTCTTCATACCACGGAGGCAGTTTTGTTGTTGATTCAGCCATCTTATAGCTCCTTAGTCAACCAGACTTGTTTTTCTTCCCAACCGTACTTTTTAAGAGCTCGTTTAAAGCCCATACGGCACAATGTAGTAGCTTTGATAGCGCCTAGACTCTTGGCCCAAGGTCCTAGAAAGCTGAACAACTCATTCAATCCATTCATGTCACCCGCAGCAAGGAACACATGCGCGTGAATACCTTCTGGATAAGTACGCATTTCCATAACAACACACGTAGTTTCAACCCAAAAGAAATGTACTCTACCTTTAACAACCATGTCAAAGATATCATCAAAGGTAAAACCCTCACCTTCTTGACGATCCAAAGCAGTTTGAATCTTTGGTTTAAACTCCATCAATTTGCAAAGGATAGCAAATTGGGCATCTGCTTTAGATGTATTATCGTACGCATTCATGGTTCTAGTGCCGCTATTCTAGCTTCTAGTTCAGCTATTTTCTGATTAAGATAACGCATATATTCTTCAAGTTCACGATTACGAACACGTTCAATTTCGGGTCTGTAATCTTTCTGCGGTTGTGGCAAATTAAGAGATTTCATCTACGTGCTCCAGCTTTAACACGCATATGCATAGTACCAAATCCCCAGCCTGTATCAACAATTTGATTAAGTTTTACATGCATTGTTCTAGCTTGAAATCTGACAGTAGTGTGTCCTTTAGTTGCATTTAAAGTTACTGGGCCATAAATAGTATATGGTGCTTGTGGAGCGTCTGCTAAATGAAATTCCAAATTATAAGGTATTGGATCAACTACACTATCATTTTCGCCAGTTAAGTCAGTAAAATCTATTGTATCAGAGTAAAGCCTATCAACTCTAGTTCTAGCTGTACCTGCGTTAAGCTCTATAGCACCAGTTTCAGCTGTAATAGTACCATTACGGGAAGCTCCTGCAGCTAGCCATCCATACTCATGTTCATACAATATAGGGCCTGACGCTGCATAAGGCTTATCTTGCCAAATAGCGTTAAGCCACGCAGTACGTCCAAAATTACCCTTAGACCACCATTGCCTTTCAGGATGATACATTACATAGCGATCTGGTTCATTTTGTTCTGCGCCAGGATAAAAGAACCACACTTCTCTAGCAAATTCATTCTGCCCCATAACAAGGGACACTGGTCGGCTAAGATTACCTCTATTAAACACATCTGACATTACTGTACAATTTACTGGAAAGATACCATTATTAAATTCCCAGAAATTAGACAAGCCACAGAACATAGCTCCGTTAGAAGTAGGAGCTACTGCCTTAGGCCCTGCAATACCTGTTTCTTTAGAGACAAGCCTACGTGAATAATAGTTAGGTGGACCAATATATTCAATAATATGCACATCAATATCAGTAAGCACAAGGATACCTTGTGGTACTTTTACAGCAGCAAGAATAATTCCGCTAGTTTCTAGATCAAAGCCACCAGCTGAATTATCTGCAGCTGCAGTCCAAACCGTTAAAGCTTCACGTGAACACCACTTAACTCTACGTGGATTTCCTTCTCCACCCATTACAAAAGCATGACGTTCATTTGATACAATAACAAGTGCATTATCTTCTGGTGCATTTGTTACTTCTACAAAATCAGTACTTGGAGTAGTTGGCAACCACTGAAGCAGACGACCATCTGCAGTATGTACGCCAAGCAAATCTTCACCCCAATTATCAAAGGACCAGGTTGCGTCTGTAAATTTATGTAAATAGTTTTCATTAGGAACGTCAAAGCTATATAGCCCCATTCCATAATTACCGGCGCTATAACCGCGAGGATTAGCTGGTTCCCAATAGAGGTCAGAAGGTGTAATATCATACTGAGAAAGATCAGTAGTTTTTATAATTACAGCCTTATCAATAGTACCAACTACAGCATACGCAATATAATCATTGGCTCGCCAAGAATGAGCGGCTCTTATTGGTGCAGTTGCAGTTATGGAGGCCATAGCTCTCCAACCACCAATTGGCATTAGAATGTTCTGAGTATTCCATCGCACTTGATTTACGTCATACCAACGCATTCCAGTTGTATGCTGAGACATATCTCGCATAACACCAGGAGGCAATTCAAGTGTAAAGTTAGTGCCGCTCATTATTTAATACCATATACACGAACAGAGCCAGCGTCCCAATTTTGTCCATTAGGAGCAATAGAGATTGCAGTGGATGCCGTAGTGATTGCTGAGTCAAACGGAAGAGCACTTACACCTGATCCATCTTGCTTTAGAATCGAAACGCCTATGCCTGTAGCAAGATCAATGCGAACAGATCCAATATAAGATGTGCCTGTTGCTTGCGTGCCGTCCGTAAACTGCACATCATCAGATGTTGAGTTGCCAATTAGCCAAGTGGCGGCAGTTGTCGAGTGGGAAACGCCATTGAACCAAAGTTCAACAAACTTGTATTCAGTAAGGTCTAACGACCCAAGTGAAGCAGAGGCACCACTTGCTGTACTGATAGTGCCAAGAAGTGTTGCTCCACCACCACTACTACCAGGGATAGCCGCTATTTCTTGTTGAACAAAAGCAGTAGTAGCAATTTGTGTAGTGTCAGTTGTTGTAGCAGCAGTAGGGGCAGCAGGTACGCCAGTGAAAGTAGGCGAAGCAATAGGAGCTTTAAGCGCAATAGAAGCAACAATTGCTGCCAAATCAGCTACAAGACCAGTAATGTCAGACTGAGCATGAGTATGAACTGCAGCAGCTTTAGCCGCCAAATCGGCTACAAGACCAGTAATATCTGATTGAGCGTGAGTATGTGATGCAGCTGCGGCGCCAAGAGCAGTCAACGCACCAGGAGCAGTCTTTGCGCCAGTACCACCAAATGCAATCTTTTTAACAGGCGTACCTGTTACAAGTTCATACATTGAATCAATGTCATCAAGATTTTCATTGAGCTTTGTGCCCCATGTATCCTCTGAGGCACCTACTTCTGGCTTTACAAGCCCAAGAATTGTAGTTGTTGTATCAGCCATTTTTCTTTCCTTTCTTTGTAACTGCTAGCTGTTTTATAACATTGCCAGTAGTTACACCAGTTCCTTTGGGCGGAGGCTTCACACCAGAAAGCTGCTCTTTACGCCACTTTTCTTCTTCTTCAGGAGATTTACGCTTAGACACAAAAGCCCAAATTAAAGGCCATATTTTCCAAAATATAAATATTACAGCATTAACCCAGAATGCTGGATTACGAGCATAGATAAATACTGCAGCGGCTAAACCGATACATATAGCTACCCATGCCGTAACCAGCATCCAGTCCATTAGCTATTAGACTTTACCTGAGCTTCAGTAACCACACCAGGTTTTCCTTCACCATTTGGAACAACTGGTACAGTCGGCTTAGTGAGCTTACCTTCAAATGCGCCAAGAATAAGCTTAAGAAAGCTAATAATACTAGCCGCAATTACAAGATAAGGAGCAAGCCAGATAGGTGCAGAACTGTTAGAGCAATCAAGTGCACCATTCAATGCATGTGTGCAACCCATTGATACAAGAACAGCTGTAGCTACACCAAGCAGCGCAATGGCTGTAGTCATAAGGGTCTGGAAATAATTTGTATTCATTACGGTGTTCCCTCTAGTTTGTGGACTTTCAAAAGCTTAGTGTCAAGCAAATCTATCTTATCTTCAATACGTTCTAGACGTTTATCGAAAAAGGACAAGTAGTCTTTTTTAACATACTCACGTTCTACAATAATTAACTTATCTTCTAATGCAGCATTCTTTTTATCTTGCTCAAGCATCCAAAGCCATGCAAATGCTGAAGCAACTGCTAGAACTATTGACCAAAGTTTACCATCCAAAATAGTCTCAACAGCCTTTTCAACCACGTCAACCCCCTTTAAGTATTACGTCAGCAAACTCTTTAAACATATCTGCAAGTTGGCTACGCGTAACATACGTGGTTGCTTCGGGCGTAGATACTTTACTCAGCGCCGATTGAGTTCATGACTCCGGAGACCGGCTATGTTGGGTACTGCGTCCACAAGAGCAATGCTGGTGTCTACACAAACATTGTGAGCGATGCCTTCACAACACTGGCGGGGAGTGCTGATCCCAACCAGCCGATCTATGATCTCTTCGCTGGGTCGGTCGAGGGCGCATGGTACGATTTCTCTGACCCAGAGATGATGATTGCGAACGGCATCAGCACATCGACTTCGCATAAGCACGTTCCCGCGCTCAATGGAGCGGTTTCTGTCATTCTGGATCGTCGGCTCGATCTTGTAGCTGACGGAACAAAGATTGTAGCCCCATACACGGGGGCCTTTACGGGAACTGGTTCGCCGGGCTTCGCCTCGTTCACTGACAATGGCGGCGGATCGTTCACCGCTTCTAAGACCACTGCTGGTGGTGTCGCTTACGCGCAAGGCACTGCGATGGCCCCGATAGACCTTGTCGTTGGTGAGGTCTATCGCGTCACCTTCACAGTAACAGGATATGGTGGTGTTGGTGACGGATACTGCTTCTTGGGATCGGGCGTGAACAATCGTTCGACCGTCAGTCGTTACATCAATGCAAATGGCACATACACCACGTACCTGTATGCCCACACGGCCCAGACGAATGCGACACTTGTTTTTGGTACAAACGCTGCCAGTTGGGCGGCGACGATCTCGAACGTGAGTGTCGCAAAGGTTCTCGGCAATCATGCCAGAATGGGCGCGACAACGGCAACTCTCAGGCAGGACGGCGGTGGCCGCCACTATGTGGAGTTTGACAGCACGGATCGGTTCTATACGCCGGTAAACATCAATCTCGGGGCCAACAACAATCTCTTGATCTGCCAGCCACACCTGCGGTCACAGAATGCTGCAAGTGCGCGGTTGTTCCAGCACGGTGCAACCGTACAGATCAATGGTCACTCGCCTGATTTCTCGACCGGCGATGAGTACAAGTTCATGGATGGAACTGCGTCTCTGGAGGCTCAATCCTCCACCACGCCAGAGACGGTTGTGTGGACAGCCACCCGCGTCAAGAGCGGCACCGCAAGCCTTCGGATCAATGGCGTTGAAGCAGAGAGCGCGGCAGCGGGAAGTGGGACCCTTGAGAACGCTCCTCTATATATTGGTTCCACATCGGTACCGGACACCTATTTCGCAGGCGGAATGTATGGCCTGTTGATCTACAGCGCGGCCTTCGACAGTGGCGACATCGCCCTAGTGGAGGAATTCATGGCCGACAAGTGCGGAGTGAGCATCTAATGGCACTTCCAGTTGCATTTCAGGAAGAGATCACTGCGGTCGACGCTGCCAAAACGATCACGAGCAAGACCCCCGCCGATGATCCTATAGCCACAGCTGGGTACGGCCTACATGATTGGTCGTATTCGTACAATGCTGGTACCAGCACTTACACAGTACTTGGTGGGACTGATCTGGCTTGCGTGCATGGCGCGGCGGCGCTGATGGATGCTCTTGGGTATCGCTTCTAGGCTCCACATGCCAACTTCCGTAAGCGTCCAGCGTCCATCACGACAGGCCTGTCTGCGGCGAAACAGAAGAACTGGATGCCAGACTCGCGCCTTTGGCAGGCTTACGGACACTCCTTTGGTGGCGTCTACGGATCGGATGCCTCCACCCTAAGCTCAAACATGGGCCGCTGGCAGACGCTGAATGGCGTGGCGAACGAATACTACCCGGCAGGTCATCGGTGGGCCAGCGTCATCACTTACGCAAAGCTATCTGCCTTCTGGGCAGCTAATCCCCATTTGTTGAAGCCACTTGGCGGGGCGCAGACATTTGATCTAAGTGTGACAGGGGCGGACTACGACAACATCGTCCATGCTTGCGCGGCCTATATTCTCGACAACCCATCCGCGATCACCGCCTTCAACACGACACACTTCGATCCGGCGGACGGAGACGGTCATCCAACGGAAACTGTGTGGGCATTTACCGCTGCGGTCTGTCAGGCCGTTCGCGCTGGAACTGCCTCTATTGGGACTATCTCGGCCTTGTCGGGGCGACCGGGCATTCTTCTCGGTGTCTATGCCTACGCCGGGCATCGACTGCCGCCAGACAATGATTACTCGGAGTACCTGTACACGCAGGTCGCCCTTGGCTTCAACAGCACCGCCTACACCCTTGAAGATTTGGTTGCTTATCATGCCGAGAAGGCGAACACGATTAAGTTGCGCGAGTATCTCGATGTGATGGTCTGGTTCATGGGCCAACCTATTGCGAACGGAAGATCGAAGAGCAACTATCTTACTGTCTATGACAGTTACATGACCGCTGCATCGCGGTTCGACAACACAAAGAGAATTCTCGGTGCGTCGTGCGAGTTCTCGGGGAATTGGCTTGTCAACCTTGTGATGGCGCGAGCGACGATTCTTAAATGCCGGAGCGGTACGGTAGATTTTGCTGCCGTGAGAGACGACCTGCTTGAGGGCATCTTCGGTGATGATCCCGCAGTGCTGGCTCTATATACGCTGTGGGGCACTCCAACCCAGAAGTGGCATCTGTGGAACCTTGAGAAGTCGTTCGATCATGTCGATGCAATGGTGGACGGCTGGTACAAGACGCTCTTCCAGAGGTTCATGGTCATTCTCTACGAGTACATGACCCTTCCAAATCAGCAGACGGCGGCCGACAATCCCACGACCCACAAGACCGTCGATGATCCGTTCTGGGTGAAGTTCCCGATCTTCATGGCGCACATTCTGGGGGTGCGAAACGATGACAGCACTCACTCCTATGCTTGGATAAGGCGGCTTGCCAATAGTGCGCCGGATGCAAATTACCCGGAGCTTCGCTACATCAACACGCAGATTTTCTATGATAACAAAACTGCCGATTTCACGCTCGGGCAGAAAGTCAGGAGGACGACGACAACAGATGAATCCTCTGACCCGACAATTCGGCTCATTGTTGATAATGGGGACGGAACCGGATACATCTGGATCAGCGCCGATCCGGGATGGGCGGATAACAGCGTAATCGTTGACCGACTTGGTGGGTCCGCGACAATGAATGGCACGCCGCTGCGGCCATACTGGTGGCGCAATCCTGTGGCACCGACCCAGGGCGAATTCGACACCGCCTATGCGGCTATTCAGGTAAGTGCAGCCCGCGATGAAGATTTCGACAGTGATGATCTCGTGCAAGTCAGCGGCCTCATTCCAGAGGCCGGCGGCGGTTCAACAGAGGCAACGCGATTTTACGTCGCGGGCTCTGCGGACTATGCCTTCGTCGGACCTGGCTCTGTCACACGGACTGGTCAGCAGCCCATCTATGACGAGGAGACTGGCGAGCCGACAGGAGAGTACGAGCCGATCAGTGAGACAATTCCCTACGGCCCCGGACTTCATCGCTTTTCGATCTCCGCTTCATCTGTTCATGTAACGCATAGTGGAGGACGATTGTATCTCGACTACTTCCCAACCGTT